CGGCAGGTGTTCGGGCTCGAGCACCTGCAGTTGCAGGCCGACCGCCAGCCCATCCTCCGGGCGGCGCCAGCGCAGGCGCACCAGGGCCTCGCCGCCTTCGAGCATGGCGCGGCAGGCCAAGGCCTGCAGGCCGTAGAAGTCGGTGAGGCCGGCCGCGTCGGCCTCCTCCACCCAGTCCCACCACAGGGCATGGATGGCCTCGCGCAGCGGGTTGTCCGCCACCATCGACTGCGGCTTGATGCCGGTGCCGATGGCATTGGCCACGAAGGCCTCGACGCCGGCGGCCGCCCAGGCGTTGCGGCGCACGAGATCCCGGCTCTTGGCGCGCAGTTCGCCTTGGGTGAAGGCGAGCGCCGCCACCGCGCCGGGGTTGCCCACCTGCCAGGCCACGGCCCTGCGGCCGCCGCCCACGCCGTCGTAGGTGGGGCTGGTGCCGAAGAGCCGGCGCTTGAGGGTGTGCCACCAGCCCATCACGTCCCCTTCGACGTGGTGACGCGGATCTGCCGCGGTGCACCGGGCCATAGGCCCGTGGCCACGGCCTGCTCGTGCAGGTCGCGCTTGACCGCACGGATGGCGGCTTGCAGTTCCTCGATCGAGCGGTACTCGACCGTCTTGTCATTGATGCTCACGCGCCGCTCGCCCTTGGCGAGCGCGGCTTGCAGGGCGTCGAGGTCGGCTTGGGTATAGGCCATCAGCGGTAGACCACGAGGTTGATCTCGGGGGAGTCGGCGAAGGACGCCGCGGTGGTCGCGCAGCCCACATCGACGTGCGTCGGCGTCTTCTCATCGCTGCTCGCACGCACGATCACCACACGCTGCGTGCCGCTGTTGGTGTTGCTGCGCGCGAGCGCCATCCAGCAGTAGTCGGCGTCCGGCATGGCCGTCGCAAAGGTCACGCGATAGCGGCCCGCGGCCGTTCGGGTCACCGTCGACACGTTGCGCGCGGCCCGCACGACGATCTGGTTGCCCACGTACCCGAAGCACACCCACGCGCGCGCCAGGCCCGGGTGGTCGGCGCCGATCTTGGCTTTGACCTCCCGCCCGATGCGGCCGGCCAAGGCGCCGATGCGCGAGGCCAGGCTCATCAGACGAGTGCCCCTTCGAAGATCGCGACGAAGTCGGTGTCGGTGTCGCCGACATCACTGGCCGCGACGGCACCGATGTTGCTGCGGGCCTGGGCAGCTTCAGCGGCGGTGAGCGACTGCGCCGCGTCGAAGCGCACGCGGTGGTGGACCGCGGCGAGCAGGGCATCCAGGCCGCTGGTGCCGTCTTGCAGCAGTTGCTGGATCTCCAGCAGCGTGTCGTAGGCCGCATCGGCGCCGCCGAGGATCTCGGCCTTGAGGGTGTCGAGCAGGGTGACGATCTTGGAGGATGAGTACGTGGTCGTGGCCGCGATGTGCGCATCGTCGATCACGTTTGATGCCACCACGGCGGCCTTGAGCTCGTTGATGGCCGCCACCAGGCTCGACTTGTCGGTGGTGGTCAGGCTCGCGAGGTTCCCGGCCTCGGCGCGCACGTCGTTGAACTCCTGCGCAACGCGGATGACCAGGCTCTCGATACGGGTGGTCAGGGACATGCGTACTCCTCGGGGTCTCAGGACAACCAGCGGCTGCGGATGACGCGCCGGCCGGTACTACGGGTTCCAGAAGCAGCGAGGCCACCGCTGGGGGTGGCCTCGTTCAATGCGATGTCGTGGAGGAGCGGCGACTCATTCGGCGAGGGCGCTCCCCCCAGTTGTCGTTCGAGTTCCCGCCAGTGGCGCTCCTCGAAACGGTCCAGCCCGGCCGCACTCGCCGCGGCGCGGGCATACACGTAGCAGTCCAGCGCCTCGTTGCGCTCCCGCACCTTCTGCCACTCGCGTACCGCGAAGCCGTTGCGGTCGCGGCGCGTGATCAGTTGCTCGGCGCAGAGCTGCTGGATGAACTCGGCGTCGATTCTCGGCAGGTGCACGTAGCCGGCGGGGTAGATCGGCGTGGTGCCGTCGTCGGCGACCTCCGCGCTCTTGCGCAGGTTGTTGTAGAGCTCCAGCTTGGCGATGCCGACGGCGACCGAGAACACCTTGCCGCCTCGGCGCAGCTTCTTACCACCCTGGGTCACGTCGACCGCGGTCGGCGTGCCGATCAGGGCGGCACCGCGCGGCACACCCTTGACCGGCATGACGCGCGGGTCACGGCAAGCGCGCACGAAGGCGTAGGCCTCCTGCGTGGCAAAGCCGGTGTCCAGCGCGAAGCGGGCCAGCGGCATCTGTGCTCCGCAAGCGTGCGTCCAGTTCTCGGCCAGTATTTCGGCCAGGGATTTCCACACCGCGTCGCGGGCGGTGTCGCCCATCAGCACGCGATGCTCGATGAGCCAGGCCTCCTTGCCGCGCCCGAAGGCCCAGATCGAGACCTCGATGCGGTCCTTTTGCACGTCGGCGCCGGCGGTCAGCAAGAGCCCGCCGGCGGGGACGGTGCCGATCGGGTACTCCTCACGCCGCTCCAGCAGGCGCTGCCAGTCCGGCGCCTCGCCCTCCTCGACCCAGGTCTCGCCGAGTTCGTGGTTCTTGAAGGTCTTGATCATCGCCACCGAGCGGCCTTGCGAGCGGGTGGCCTTCTCCCAGGCGGCGGCGATCTCGCGCCAGCGCCGCCAAGGGCTGTAGAGCGAGGACAGGTGGAAGCCCGCGGTGCGGCTCTCGGCCTGCGCCTGCCATTGGCCAAGCTCCAGCATGCGCGGCTTGTGGTGCTCGGCGATGGGCTCCTCGCAGGCCTCGCACACGTAGGCCGCGTCTTGCGGCCGCCCGGGCTCCCAGCGCAGACGCTCGAAGCGCAGCCACTGGCGGTGCGCGCAGTGCGGGCACGGCACGAAGTAGCGGCGCTGATCGGACGCCTCGTACTCGCGCTCGATGATCGAAGCGCCGGCAATCGTCGGCGTAGAGACCAGCAGAATCTTCCTGCGCGCAAAGGTGCGGGTGCGGGCCTCGGCCAGATGGATCGCATCGCCCTCGCCATCGACGTCCAGCGGGTAGGCGTCCACCTCGTCCAGGAACAGGTAGCGCACCGGCATCGAGCGCAATCCGACCGCACTGTTGGCCCCGGTCATCACCAGCACCCCGCCGCGAAACTCCTTCATCAGCACGGTGTTGCCCGAGTCGCGCGAGCGCGCCGGCGCGATGATCTCGCGCAGCACCGGCGACTCCTCGATCAAGGGGTCGATGCGGTGCTTGGAGTTGCGCTGCGCCATCTCGGTGGTGGGCCAGACGATCATCATCGGCCCCGGCGCGTGGTGGATCGCATAGCCGACCCAGTTCAGGCCCAGCTCCGTGCCGCCCACCTGCGCGCCCTTCATGAACACCACGCGCTCGATCGGCGAGGTGGGCGACAGGCAATCCATGATCTCGCGCAGGTACGGCGTGCGCGCCGTGCGCCAACGCCCGGGCTCGGCCGACTCGCGGGTACCGAGCCGCCGATAGCGATCGGCCCACGCGGAGACGGTCAGCAGCGGATCGGGCGTGAGCCCCTCGCGCCAGGCGCGCTCGATCTCGGCCGCGCCCTCGTAGTCGTGGCTCATGTGTCGATCCTCGGGACGATCTCGCCCAGTTCGGCCAGGTGCTCGCGCACGGCAGCGTCGAGCGCCATGTGCAGCGCGTGCTCGTCGAGGCCGAAGCGGGCGGCCAGCATGGGCGCCGCGCGGCCCGGCCAGTTGAGCCAGGCATCGCGTTCGGCGCGCGCGAGCTTGAAGACATGCGCGATCACCCGCGCCCGATCGACGAGTTCGTCCTTCTTCTCGGCCAGCTCCACCTGCCGGATCTTGGCCTTGAGCACCTCGTTGACCGTGCGCGCCTGCAGCAAGGTGGCGCCGCCCGTGCCCAGCCCGGTGCCCAGGGGCGGGGGCAGGCTCGCGGCGCCCTCCTCCGATGCACGGGGACGGGGTGCGGCCTTGGGGGAGACGCTGCGGCGCGGCTGGAGGGTGTTCTTTACCCACTGCGCGTCGGCCTGCTCGGGGTCGAGGGTGCCGTCGGGAAGCATCGTGATGCGCCCGGTGTCGATCGCTTTCTTGACCGCCACGTGCGACACGCCCCGGTGGCGCGCGTAGGCGCGGATCGAAAGCCCCATGGGATCTCAAATGGCTTGCAAAAAACGCTTGGCTTCTTCGTGGAACAGCGCGTTCATCACGTCACGCCAACCACACCCCGAAAGGAACACACCATGAGCCAGATCGACACCCTCCTCACCCTGATCGCCCAGAAGCATCTGGGCATCGACACCATGCAAACCCGCCACGCTGACAGCCTGGACTTCCACGACACGGCGGTGTGGTGCATCCGGGACGCGCTGGAGGCGGCCTTCAAGGCGGGCGTCGAACTCGGCGCGTCGATCCCGAAAGCCACGGAAGCGGAGATCGCCAAGGACTGATCGGAAACCCACGAAGCCAAGCACAAAGCGCTTGGCTTCATTCCCGAACAGCGCGTTCATCACATCGTCATCCACCACCCCCGAAGGAGCAGCCCATGACCACCATCCAACTCACCCCGGCCCAGCACGCCATCCTGGCCAAGGCCATCCACACCAGCGGCGGCAGGATCGACTGGTTCCCCGACCACATCAAAGGCGGCGCGCGCAAAAAGGTGCTCGAAGGAATGTTCAATCGCGCCCTGATCACGCCCGACGGCGATGGCTGGTGCGTCGCCGCCGAGGGCTACGACGCCTTGGGGCTACAGCGCCCCCACGTCAACGCCAAGCCCGTCTCCACGTTCGAGGCCAAACTCGACGCGATCATCGCCAACGCCGAAGCGGCGCAAGACGACGCCGCAGACACCGACGCGGAACTCGAAGCCGCCGTCGCCCAAGCCGAGGCATCCTTCAAAACGCCCGCCAAAACGCCCCGCACCCGGACGAACAGCAAGCAGGCCGAGGTGATCCGAATGTTGCAGCGTCCGCAAGGCGCCACCATCCGCCAGATCTGCGAGACCACGGGCTGGCAGGCGCACACGGTGCGCGGCACCTTCGCCGGCGCACTGAAGAAGAAGCTGGGCCTGACCATCGTCTCCGAGAAGGTGCAGGGTGGCGAGCGCGTCTACCGTCTCGCGTGAGCGACGGTGGGGCGGCGAACTCCGTCGCCCCCTGCCACACGATGCAAAAAGCGCTTGGCTTGCCCATCGAACAGCGCGTTCATACGGGGGCCGCCACGATCGACGCCAAGGAGCCGACCATGACCACGACACACGCGATCCCCGCCACCCGCAACGAAGCCTGGGGCTTCTGGGGCACGATGGAAGGCCATGCGCCCACCGCCTGGCCGCTGGCGATGAACGCCATCGCTGACGCCACCGGACAGCCCCTCGAGTCCGTACGGGC